TTAATTCTAAGTTTCAAACCACCAAACACAGCATAACCATTGTACATAGTAATTCCTGTTGCCCCAGTATCATCATGACTGATATAAGTATTATCAGGACGAGTCTGAATAACAAATTTTTGTTGTCCGTCTTGACGTACAACAAAAGTATTTAACGGTTCATTTGCTGGAAGTGTTCCTGTATATAAAAATTCTAATCTAGCTGTTGTATCAATCGTACCAGACCCTCTAACAAATACTCCGCCTGTAGCAGATACACTAGTTTGAGTATCAATTGTGCCGTTGATAACACCGTTTACACCATCTACTAATAGTGTACTATCGTCAGCAAATACACTACCCTCTATATCACCTGTGTGATAACCTATAGTAGCACCGTAATGTGTTCCTGTAGTATCACCTACAACATTACCAGTATGACTTCCTGTAGTATCACCAACTAAGTTACCAACTATATTGCCACTGCTACTAATAGAAGTAGTTTCAATAGGTCCGACAATTTTGCCGTTAATAGCGTCAACTAGGAGCGTTGAGTCGTCACCATAAATGTTACCACGCACATCAATTGCTGGATTGTCAGTCGCCGCCCAATTAGATCCATTATATACAAGGATCTGATCATTCTGAGCCGCTAGTGCTTGTACGTTACCTAAATCTTCTAAATTCTGTGTTGAAACAGAAACTGGAGTACCGCCTGTTGTTGCGCCGTCTCCTACAAATACTTCTTTTGTGTCGGTTGTATAAACAAGTTCACCTTCAAGCGGTGTGTAACCCGGACTATCTTGTAGTGCCGTCTTTGTCCCTCGTTTAATTCGTAAAGTACCCATGTAAATGCTCCTAATTCATTGTTATATATATTTATGCCAAATCACAAATACTTACTTTCTTTTCTTTTTAGGATTTTTAAGAAAAGCCCGTGTTTTCTTCTGCATATCACGCTTTACTTTGCTAGTATTTAATCTAAAATCAACGTGAAGTATATCGTTACCGTAATCTTGAAATAAGTCCGAGATTGTTTTATCTAAATCAGCACCTGTCTCAGTTTTTCCAGCACAATCTATCTCCCATATAGTACCGTCCTTAAATTCTATTCGAATTGTAGAAAGATACTGTATGGGGATAGTTTTTATATCAATGTCATTAAAAACTTCAGGCCAGTGCTGTATTACTTCATCAGGCAGTCGCTTTGGCACTTTTAGTCTTCTTTGTAGTCGGAACAAGCTCTTCGGCTTGTGCTCTAAGTGCTTTTGCTTCTTTATAAAGTCTATCAGCTTGTGAACGATAACTAGCCGCTAAATCTTCATCGCTAAGTACACCGTCTGTTGGCGCTTGAAGTGTTTCAGCCGCTTGTGCTTCTGCTAAGACTTCGGTTTGTTTAGTAGGCATTTCATTTACAGATCCTACTTCTTCAACAGTTGTTCCTGAAGGTAGTTCATTTGGATCTTTCATTGCTAGATCAGCAATAGTTACACCTCTTTGTTCGGCAATGATTCTGTTTAACTCATCAAGACCGATTGTTGTTCCAGTGTTAGGGGTCATAAGAATTTCTGACATTGGAATCTTTTGAAGCATTCCTGTACTATGCATTCTAGCAAGCATATTTGAACCGTCGTTAAGTTGTGTTCTTGCCATAACTTCAACAAATTCAAATGCTGATTGACCTGCGTTACTTTCTACAGTACTAATAATTTTGTCATGATCAGCATCTGCTAAGATTGCTGTGTCTAAGACTAATGCGTGTACTGGAGGATTTTCTTTAGGAATAACTCTGTAAGCAACAATAACCTTACGTCCGTTGCTTTTAAGTTTTCCTACGTGTTTGATATCAGCCATATTACTGTGCTCCTTTACCCTCAGGGGTTGCCTCAGGATTATTTGCTTTAGCTTCTGCTTCAGCTTTTTCTACTGTTTGTAGAAATGTATCTAGTTTATTAAAAGTTTTACCTACGGCTTCCATTTCGTTAGCCTTAAATGCGCCTCGTTGTGATGCTACATCGATAATTGATCTTAGCACACCAAGGTCTTGTACTGTAAGCTCAACAGGGGCTTGCGCTGGTGCTTCGGCCGCCTTTGGTGCTTCTGTTTTAGTTTCCGTTGACATTATATATACTCCTTATGTTTATTATATATGTACTTAATATTTATTTGTACTTCAAATGTGGACAAGCAAGAACGAAATATGAAAGTTCTTTTGGATCCTCAAATCCTACACGTAAAATATCTTCTATTTTATTATTTGATGTTAATCCTACACATCTATTACAAAAATAACGTTTCTTTAGATGCTCTTCTATCCACTTACATACTGCTTTTTCCATGTTATATACAACAGGTAAATCAATCGTAGAAAGATGAGGAGCTTCATATTCAAGTCTCCTCAACTTAAAAAAGTTTTCAGCAGTAATATTCTTAAGCGGCATGATCTTCGTAATGAGCTGTAACTCCAAATGGTGCTTGTGTGTTTTTATCATAGTGACTGTGAATAATAAAAACAGTTTCACAGTAATCTTCTTCACCCCAACTATTCCAAGGCATACCGTCTGTAAACATAATAAACTTCTTAGGCTGGATATCGTTCTCTTTCATATATGTCCAATTACACATAAAGTCGGTGCCACCACCTCCCATAATTTCGTAATCAAGAAGACTATCACCACCGTCAGCACTAAAGTCTTGTTCATTATAAACTTTAGTATCAAAGCACCAAAGTTTAATATTGTAGTCTTGGTATTCGTCCATAATACCTTTTACTTCGCTTAAAAAGACTTGTGCTTGTTCATTACCAATCGAACCTGACATATCAAGTGCTACAGCAATATCAATAGTTTCATCAAAGTTCATACCTGGCAAAATAGCACCAGTATGCCAACCTTTTCTATTCGGCCGCTGGAATGTAAAGTCATTACGTATTGTACTTTGGATTTGCTGACGTAGTAGTTCACGCCAGTTCATTTTAGGTTCAGTAAGTTCTTTAATCATACGTTGTACTTCTGCCGGAGTATTACCAGCGCCTGCGGCTTGTGCCGCTGAAATCATATTTTCTTTAATTTCGTCACGTATTTTTTTAAGTTCTTCTTTAGTGTAAGAAGGACGGCCGCCTTCACCTTCTTTGTCGCCTTGTTTTCCTTTACCATTACCATCTTCAGGATCGGATTCCCAGTCAACGTGTTCGTCTAGCAAGTCGCCCATTTGTTCTAAAAATTCTTGACCTTTTTCTTCTGCTTTTTTAAATAGATCATCGTATACTGCTTCACTTGCCCAACCATCATATTTAAAGTCTTGAAAGCACTGTACAAGTTTAACCATTTCACCAATTTTGTCACGTACTAGTGTATTATTTACAATATAGTCACAGGCAATATTGTGTAGTACAGGAACACGATCATCTCTACGTCCAATATGATCAAATACACAGTGTAGGATTTCGTGAGCAATAACAAATTCAATTTCTTTATTACTCATAGCATTAAAAAATTGTGTATTGTAATATAAGTGACGTCCGTCTGTAGCGGCAGTAGGACACCAATCGTCACAATTTTTTACAATCAAACGTGTTGCCATATTGCCGAAAAATGGATGTCGTAGTAGTAATCCTACTCTAGCTACAATAATTCTGTCTTGAACATCAGCTCGCATAGCTTCGAGAGCTTCTGGAGTAATATCTGGATCTGGTGTAAAACCTTTTGTGTCTATAGTCATATTTGCCTCTTTACCCTTATTGTCCTATTATTATATAGCATACTATATTAAATGTCAAGGAAAAATGGACATTTTTTGTAGAGAAATGTCCAAAACTCCAAGGCTTACGCCTCTTGTGCGGCGGTAATGTACTTGCCAAAACGCTCGTGGAATTCATCAAAACACTCTACCTCATCTGGGTCAATTGGAAGCGAGTATTGTGTGAGGGCTAATTTAATACCCATTACAACCAATTCAGTGTCGAAGTTATCCATTGCGAAGCGTAAGAAGTTATTAACTTTGTCGTCAAACTTCTTGTCACCTTTGTCGCAAGCGTCTTTTAGTTCATAGCAAAGAGAGACTGTCAAGGAATACATGGCACTGATTTCTTTAGTCTCGATGTCCTTAACCTTACCAGCAAGAATGTCAGTAGGGTTAGGAAGCTTCGAAGCAATTTTTCGATGCGCCATAAACTTAACGGCAAGTCCTTCGCCGACAGCACCACTGACCAAATCAGTAGTGGTGATCTCGTCATCATCATCTTCAAGTAGTTCAGATACAAATGACCAAGAACGGGGTGTAGCAAAAGAACGACTTGGACTTTTAGGATCAAAGTCATACAAGTCTTTCTTAGCAAAAGTCAAATAACCAACAACATCTGTATGTACACGGTTGTTAGCGGCCCACTGTAGCCAATCATCAAATGATACAGCAAGTTCTAAGTGAACGAAACGATTAGCCAACGGAGCAGGCATACGATATGTAACGCCTTTGTCTGCTTCGCGGTTACCTGCCGCAACAATAAGAACATTGTCTGGCAGTTTATATTGTCCTACACGACGGTTAAGAATCAATTGATATGCCGCCGCTTGTACAGCAGGAGCCGCCGAGTTCATTTCATCTAAGAAAAGAACAACGTGATCATATTTTGCTGCAAATTCTTCTGTTGGAAGTTCTGCTGGCGGTGCCCAAACCATTGTACCCGAGTTACTGTCAAAGTATGGAATACCTTTAATATCTGTAGGTTCCCAAAGTGACAATCGGATGTCAATAAGATGTGAATTTTTAAGTTCGTTAGTAATTTGCCCTACAATATCAGACTTACCAATGCCTGGAGGTCCCCACATAAACAGTGGACGTTTTTTCTTAAAAGCCCGCTTGATGCTCTTTTTAGCGCCGTTTGGACTAACAGTACGTAGTGTAATATTTTCCATTGTATATTCCTCTTGTTTTTTCAGTGCCATACGTTATTTCTAAGTATGTATATATAATACAGCCATGTTACGTAAAGGTCAACCTATTTTTAAAGATTTTTTAACTTTTTTATCCAAAAGCCACCTATAAATTAACCATTGCGACAGGCATCTAAAACGTATGATTTAGCTGTCTAAATGGCTCTTAAATTGATTTTTAGGTGTTTTGCTAGTACTTGTACTAGTTTTGACGGTTAATTGCTTTATTTAAACCGTATTTACGCAGGTCTCCGCTGAATAAATGTAACTCCATAGCCTTCTTCTCGTCAGTTACAAATATGCTAAACCCAGTCAAGTAGTAAGGACATGTGATAAATTGGTCTAAAAAGATAACAGTTTGAGTTGTCATTTTAAAGTCTTTTGGAAATGGAACTTCGTATGTTTGTAGGTCTAACTTGTCAGTAATAAACTCAAACCCAGCAGTTGTTAATCTTAGGCCGCCTTGTTCTTTCTCTCTAGTGTTCTGCCACCATTCGGGTATATATTGCTTTAGATTTGCTTCGCTAACAGCAATATCAGCCTGCTTTAGAAAGATCTTAGTATAGGTTTCTTTCCAGTTCATTCTTCTGTAACAATTTCACCGTTAGTAAGTTTATGTACTTTGAAATCTTCTGTTTTAAATGTATCATTTAATTTTTTTGCTAAATTGTGAGCATGTCCAGGATTACTAAATGATACTTTTTTATATTTAGGTCCGGGATAGTTTGTGATTGAATTTGATGTTTTTAAATTAAAGGGCTCGCCTTTATAAAAAACTGCCCATATGGCTTCTGACTTTAAAACTTGTTCAGATTTATAAGTCGCTTTATCGATATACTCTAATAGTATCGTGGGTTTTGGTCTACTCATATACGTAATCCTTTAATTAACTACGTATATATTTATCTTTTTTTGATAGAAAAACTAGTACTTTATATTCGATTGAATACAAATTGCCTGAGTATTCAATTTAAAATGTCCGTTACCCTCGCCTACTTCTTGGATGAGTACATCTCTAGCATTAAAGCACTCTTCCATAGTCATAGGTAAATCAATTGTAGTAGCAAGAATGCCACCATCAAGATTGACCATAATATAAACAAGTACCCACATTATTTCCATCCAGCACCACCATCCATGCTAATAGTTACAACGTCATTAGCACCGTCTTTATTTTCGATAACTAATTTTTCTAAGCGTCCTTGTTGATTGGCCATTACAATACCTAATGTAGTTGCTAGATTCTTAGCAGTTGTAATATCCATTTTTATTTCTTTAGCATTAGAATTGTCAGCACTTTTTACTTGTGATAAAAATGCTTGAATGGGTAAAGTGTTAATTGGATCGTTTGTTTGCATTACTTAACTCCTGACGCATTGTAAACTCAGTTTTAAACGGTCCTTTGTATTCGTATGATTCAAGTGTAACTAGTTTAGGACAAAAACTTCTTACCCAGCCTTTATTAAACTTAATAATATAGTATCCTGCGGCATACAAACTTTTAGATTTTTTACTTTTAGTAAATAGAGGCAATTTCTTTTGTACATTGTACATCACATTGTAAGGTGTACCACTAGTAGCAAATCCATGGATTACTTTTTCAATAGTGTTACTATCTGTAATTGATGCTTTGTCCCAACTAATAGCGCCAATATAGTTGTTGAAGGATTTTGTATCATTAAAGTATTCAGTACCAGTTGAACAACTATACATAAGTCGTTTGTCATCTTCTTTTGACAATGTACCGATACGTTCTCCATTGGCTTCAATTATCCAAAATTTATTTTTTAAAATAGGTTTTGCTTTAATCATAATACCTCCGTTTCCTTCATATATCGTCCGTTTAAAGCATTAGCATAAATTTGTACATTTTCACTAATACGTTGCATATCATGCTTCGCACAGAACTTCATAAGATAAAGTCCTACTTGCGAAATTTCTTTAGGTTTTTCAATAGCGTCTTCAATTACATCGTTTATAATAATACGAATATCATTAGGTTGTGCTGTGAGATCACAAAGTACTACATTGCGTTGATAGTCGTCAAGCACACGATGTTCTACACCTTCGTGATCCATCCAACGTTGTAGCATAAGATTATTCCAATTAAAGCCTTTTGATTCTCTATCTTCAAATGCTTCTAACAATCCTACTTTCTTTGTAGTACCTTTCTTACGTACACCAGGATAAGCACTGAATACATTGTCACTAGTATCGCCACGCATACATTTTTCAAACAACAGCCATTCAGGATTAGGTGCTTCTTTAGGCAGTTTAGTTTTCTTGTCAATAACTTCCTTGCCTTTGTCGTCAAAATAACCTTCATGTGTAATAGTTGTATTACTTACACCATTATACTGTTTTACATTAGGAGCAATAAGTTGTGCAAAGTCACCGTCTGTACTAACAATAATATGGTTGTCTTCAGGATGTGCTTGCGTCCAGCCAGCAATAAGATCATCTGCTTCTAGCTGTGGATGTTGCAAGACAGTACAGTTTGTTTTGCTAGAAACAAACGTATTAAACTCATCAAACATTTCCCAGAAGATTGTATCTTCTTCTGCTTGTGCTTCAGTAAGTGCTGCACGAGCATCACTGCGGTTACGCTTGTAAGGCTCATAGTAGTCTTTACGCCAACTGCGTCCTTCTAAACAAAATACGACATGATCAGCATTAAAGTCCGTCCATGCTTTTTTAATACTATTAAGTGTAATATGAAAAGCCATACCTACTTTAGTATCTAAGTCACCACGTACTACGTGTCGAGCTCTAAAGAAAGTGTTTGCTGTATCAACTAGTATATACGTTGCCATTTAATTCTTCTTCCACATATCGTTTAAGTTCATGATCACCAATATTATCGGGGATCTCGTTTTTATAAAAAAGTCTGTAGCTGTCACTACCGTATTTCCCAATACCATATAACATAGTAGCATCATTTCCGTCCCATGTCAAGTAATCTTTTGACATTTGGCGAAGACGCTTCTCTCGAACATTTAACATGCCCAGAGGTTGTATAATCATTTTGATTGTGTCTGGAGCAGTATTTATCAAGTGTATAGGTGTGGGACAAATGCCAAACAGCATAGGAAGAACACGCTTTACTTGTTTACGGTTTGTTTGATTTAAACAAATAACTCCAACCATATGCTGCCAAACAGATTTAACTTGTTGTTGCACCATTAAATCGTCACGCATGATATTCATGATACAGAACTCTTTCCTTTGTCAATCGGAAC